TTTTCTTAGGCTTTAATTTTTGTAATTCTAGAGCAATATCTGATTCTAGCGCAACCTCATTTGTTGAAAGAAGCTCCTGTAAGATAGGTTCAAACGGAGGATTAGTAAAACTATCCAATTTAAGTAATTTGGTAAATTTTTTACTCTTTTTAACCAAATCTATCTTTTCAAGAAGGTCTTCTGACGCTAATCCTGCAGAAATATCTGAATTAACTGAATCTAATTTCTTTACGGCTTTTGAGATTCCTACCAAGTCAAGAAGGTCGTCCTGATAAAACGAAATCATAATTGTAGTTACACCTTCATCATAGTAAAAATTTAATCTCTGGGTATTTCCAAATGATCCTAGTTCATTAATTAGGATAGGTGATACGTCAAACTCGGGCATAATGCCATTCTCATCTATTTCTATTAAATAGTCATCGTATGGAAATACCTCCATGACAGGTAGCGCTTTATATAGTTCTGAATTATCGCTTTGTGTAGTATCTTCTGCCATTTATCAATTTCTTTTTATTATTTATTTTTATGGATTATACTATTAATTTGAATTTAAGATTACCTGAGTCATATATTTTAGTTAATCCTAATTTAACAATCGCATCATCAATTGGTACAGATTTAGCTATTCCGAATCTGATCTCTATTATCTATAATTACTTCAATTTTTTTGCCAAATCGCGTTTGGCCATTTCTGATTTTATTTTATTTGAGTGCATGGGATTTGTTACACCATTCCTGGAAAGATTTGTTCTTTTTATTTTTTCGATTATCTCGTTTGACTGATAAGGATTACTGACTCCATACTTTTAGTTTAAACTTTTTTATAATTATATAGTATAATAGTTATATGGAAGACAAATCTAAACAAATCAAAAAGCTAGATCTAAAGCAAAATGCAATTAAGATCCTTATTAACTCAATCTATGGTGCATTCGGGAATAAGTGGTTCTATTTTTATAATCCGGATATTGCCCAGTCAATTACTTTACAGGGCCAAGATCTAATTAAGTTTAGTATTAAAGCAGTTAACCATTATTTTCAAGAAAGATGGCATCTTGATACAGAGCTTCATAAAATATTAGGAATCGATCAGTTTAAAATTAATAAGATTTTAGAAGAAGCTGCGATCTATACAGATACCGATTCAATCTATGTCCAATTCGATTCAGCAATAAGCTCAATAGAAGGTGCGTCATTTACCAAAGACGAAGCTTTAAAAATATGTGTAAATATCGATAACCACAGATTATCTAAATATTTCGATCAGTGCTTTGAAAAATACGGAAAGGTATTTAATACCAAAAATCGTCTTAAGTTCAAATTAGAAAATCTTTCAGAATATGGAATATGGCTAAAGAAGAAAAATTATGCTATCTCAGTAGCGTATGAACCCAATCCAACAATGGAGCTTATTCCAAAAGAAAAACGTGGATTGATTATAAAAGGCTTGGAGCCAGTAAAAGGTTCGTATCCTGTTTGGGCAAGAAAAAATCTAGTCGACTTGACAAAATACATAATGGAAATAGGTAAGTCACTAGATATTGAACGCGACCTTATTCCAAAGCTTAACGAAATTAAAAAAGAATTTGACGGTCTTTCAGTAGACGATATTGCATTTAATTTTAAAATTAGGATTTATAATAAGTATGTAGAAAACGAAGCTCAGTTAAAACTAAAGAAAGGAATTTCGATTTATCCAAGAGCTGCTGCATACTATAATCATCTATTAATAAAAACAGGATTAAATCAGAAATACTCTCCGCTTAGAGAAGGCGATAAGATAAAGTTTTATTATTGTGCACAGAATGAACATGAGTTTGATGTGTTTGCATATGCTTCTGAGAATTATCCAACTGAGGTTGCTCCTCCAATGGACAGAGAATCACAATTCTTTTCTCTAATTATCGAGCCAGTAAACCGATTATTAGAGGCAATGAAAATGAGTTCAATTGGCCAAAATTTAAAAAGAACAGTAGAATTCATATCAGTAAAAAGTAAAAAACCGCTAACTGATTCCCAAATCTATCCGCTATATGTAGTGGATCAGGATTCTCTTCAACATACTGAAATTGATGAAAAGTTCTGGAAAATAATAGGTAATCCTGATGTTGAAATTCCCGAAGTGGACTTTCCAGAATACTTATCGATTATTACAAAATATGGATTAAATACAGTAATCGTTCCCAGATTTGAACTTGATAAATACCTAAAGCGTCTTTCTAAAAAGAAAGAAAAAGCTGAACTCGAAGTAGAAGAGGAGGTTGAAGATTAATATGTTTACCTTGACAACAAATTATTCAATTTCAGATTTTTTTAGAGACTTACTTAAGAAGAGGTTTCCTGGAGACACAGTCAGACAGCAAATAGTAGAAGAGGCGGGTGAAAAATTAAATTTCGCCTGCCCTTTTTGTGGAGACTCTTCGCACGATAGAAACAAGAAAAGGGGACACTTTTACTTAAGTACAAATAACTATAAATGCTATAATGACGGTTGTGGAATTAAAGTTCCACTAAGCAAAGTAGTCGAGAAATTTTCTACCAAATATGGACTGTCCATTCCAAACATTAAGCCAGCTGAATTTAAACCAATAACGAGTTCTTCTAGAAAAGGTTCGCTTATTGAGTTTTTAATAAATAAAGAAATTGGAAAAAAACTTCTGGTATTTAGCGATCTTGTTTCAAGATTTTCTCTTACTCCTTGTGCAAGCGCCGAACCGGATAGCGTTATTTCAAAATATGTAAAGGGTAGAAAAATAGATCGTCTTCCGATATTTGAAAAAAGCTGCTACTTTGATTCGCGTCAAGATAAAATATATCTTTTTAATCTTGACCTTCGTTCAGGTAGAGTATTGGGTTTTGCGATTCGTCGAATCTCAAATGAGTGGACTGGTCCAAAATACGATATTAAAAATTATGGAGAGTTTAAGAAGACTGGATTAATTAAAGGGCTAGACGATGAATTTATCCTAAAGGTAAATACCATTAACAATTACTTTAATATTCTAAACGTAGATTTTACAAAACCGATTTCTCTTACTGAAGGACAAATCGATTCAATGTTTGTTCGTAATTGTATTGCAACTACTGGAGTAACAAAAGGTCAGTTTCTTCTGGATAACTTACTGGTTAAGACAAATACCCGAATTATTTTTGATGCAGATTCGGCTGGAAAAAAAGCTGCACTTGACCTATTAAAAAAAGGATATTCTGTTTTTCTGTGGTCTAATGTAATCTCTCATCTTCTTACTAAAAACTCTGCACACTCTAAAGAGATTAGGGGAATTAAAGATATTAATGACCTTTTTAAATATATGGAAAGTCGAGATCCTAATTTAACTTTCGATTCATTTAATCTTTTTTTAGATAACTACTTTTCAAATTCTCCTTTTGATATACTCTCTGTGTAATAAATAATAAAAATATTACTCGATAATGATTAAAATAATGTCAATTAACGAATTTTCAAGTTGTGAATCTTGCGATAACAACATGTATGTTGGAGCAAATCCAGACGATTCTGAATTAAATATAGATGATGCACTATTGGACGAACTTGTTGAACTAGTTGGATCTGAAGAAGAGGTTGAAATGGCAGCATCTGCTGCTCACGACGATTTAATGGCTGCCTTTGAAAAAAATGAAGTTGAACTATCAGAAGATTCTGTTCCAGAAAAACTTGCAATTTCTGCATTAATTATTAAATTGGTTGAACTTGGAAAATTGGGCCCAGAAGAAGCAGATCAGTTGATCGCCGATCATTTGGGATAATTTAATATAGGTTGATTGGGGAAAGCTGCTCATGCGGAAGAGGAGACTGAATGAAGTCAAAGTAAGGCCAATCATAAAAGCAGATGTCCACGCACCCATCTTCTGCTTTCCTTCTAATATAAAATAGAATTAGGGACCATTTGGTCCTTTTTCTTTTTAAATATATAATATTATATGAAAGAAAAAAGAGACATTCATGATTTCCTAAAACCTCAAAATGGAAAAGTTAAACAGGGTTATTTTTATCCAAAGAATCCTGAAAAATATAGGGGCGACATAACTAAAATAATTTACAGGTCAAGTTGGGAATTTAAGTTTTTAGAATATTGTGACAATAACGAATCTGTAATTGAATATGCATCTGAACCCGTAGGAATTGGTTATTATAACCCAATCTTAAAAAAGGAAAGCACATATTGGGTAGACTGTTATATGGCAACTCGGGGACAGGATGGTTCTATTACAAAATGGTTAATCGAAATAAAACCCAATAAGTACTTAACGCCGCCTGAACCACCTACTCGATTGACTGAAAAACAAACACTAAATTACGCACGTCACGCAAAAGCATATATTATAAATGACGCAAAGTTTAAAGCCGCAAAAGTCTATGCTGCCAAAAATAATATGCGATTTGGCATAATTACGGAAAACTTTTTATTCAATAAAATGTAGAATACTCTAAATCAAATACGCTTTGAAAAAATTTTCAGATATTATTGCAAACAATTCAACCGCTTCACTATTTGAAGTTGTACAGTCCGTTGGAATACCTCAAAGTAGAGATCAAATTATTCCAGGCAGAATGTACGGTTTTAAGGTAATGAGTCCGGTAAACGATTTAAACCCTAGAACTGTTGCTGAACTTAATAATGGTAGAATTTATTATGATCTTAATCCAGTAGGACTTGTTCTTTTTCATCAGAGATTTAAAGAATTTTCTCTTATTTTAAACTTAAAAGTAATTCCTCCCGCGATTTCATCAAAGTTATTGGAATGGTATTATTCTTTTTCTATACAAAATGGATTAGATAAGTACTATAAAGACGGTTCTCTGATCCCATTAGATCAACGCAGATTACTCGATCAAAGATTCCAATTAATAACTCCATCCGACCTTTCGACGTTGACTGGAGTAGACAACCTAAACTATGCGATAAATAAATACAACATGGATTATGTCGCAGAAGCTCGTTTAATCGACTGGGATAATTTTGGCCAGCTAATTCGACCTAAACCTACAACACATGGAATTTTTCCAGATCCAGTAAATCTTGGAAAAATCTATGAAGATTTTATAACAAATTCAATAATATAATATGGCAGGATTTCTAGATTCAACAAAAGGTGCACTCGGAGGAGCGCTAGCCGGCTTAAGTAAATTTGGTACAAAACACGAAGACCTTTTACTTAAAAATTCACAAGCTATAGGCTTTATCGAGGGACAGTTATCTGCTCGATCAAACAAATTGGGTCCAGGAGATGACCTTCTTAAGTTTTCAATGGCGATTGCCGATACTACTTCTCAATTAAGAACAAAAGCAATTGCTTTTTTTCAATTGGATTATGTAGTAAAACGCGAAAGACTTAGGGACGTTGCATCTAACGGTGAGATAGAATTTATTTTGGAAACAATCGTAGACGATATGATCGTTTATGATGAAGAAAGTCGATTCTGTTATTCTAGAGACCTTAGCGGTAAAATCATGTATCGCGGAATAAACAAAGAGGAGCGTCTAAATTATCAAGATAAAATTATCCGTAGACACAATGATAATTTTGAAAAAATCTATAATGCTTGGGGATTCGGCGAAGGAATTTCAGCATGGCAGTACGCATTTCAATTCCTAGTAGAAGGACATCTTGCATTTGAGATACTTTACGATAATTTACAAAAGCCTACTGAGATTATTGGATTTAAGGAACTTGATCCAGCCAGTGTTGCACCCCAACTTCAAAAGGATGGAAAAGGAAAATTGTTTTTACAGTGGGTACAATATGATCAGTCTACTGGAAGTACGCGAATGTTAAATGACTCACAAATTATTTACATTTCGTATGCTAACCATTTTAGAACCAAGCGCGTTTCTTTTGTTGAACGACTTATCAGATCATTTAACCTATTAAGAATCGTAGAACACAGTAAAATTATTTGGCACGTAATGAATGCGCCAATTCGTTTAACAACGACAGTTCCTATTGGATCTAAGAGTATGCAAAAGGGGCAAGAAGACGTTAGGGAATTTATGAATCTTTTAAAAGAAGATATTTACTTTAATGGAGATACTGGAGAATTAAATGTAGAAGGTAAACCTAACATGATGTTCTATAAAAATTATGTTCTTCCAGTAAATGATCAAAATCAATCAGTAAAAATAGAGGCATTACAATATCCTGGACCAAATCTTTCTGGCTCAGAATTATTAAACTACTTCTATAAAAAATTAAAAATGGATTCAAAGATTCCATACTCAAGATGGGAAGGTCAAAGTGGAATGGGTGCATTTACGTTAAACGCTGAAGGTATTACTAGAGAGGAAATTCGTTATCAGAAATTTATTAAAAGATTACGTTCTGCTTTTTCAGAACTTATGGTAAAACCTTGGTATTTACAAATGTGCCTAGATTTTCCTGAGCTTTCCGAAGATCATAAATTTGCAAATGCAATAGGTATTAATTATAATAACGATAACGTTTTCGAAGAGATGAAACAAAACGAGATCGAAGCAAAACGTATCGCTGCATTTACTGCCAAAAAAGGAATTACAAAAGACGATGGTACTCCATTCTTTGCTACTGAATACTTAATTAGAAAAGATTTAAGAATGACGGAAGACGAAATTGAATCTAATCAAAAATGGTTTGATTCCATGGAAGATGACGCAGCAGAAGCCGAGGCATATAAAGGAGGCGGTGCAGTAGGAGGCGGTGCAGCAGGAGCACCAGCAGGAGCAGCAGCTGCGCCAGCAGAAGGTGGTTCAGAAACTATAGAAGGTGGAGAAACAAAAGGTACTGGCCAATTATAAAAAAAGATTATTATAAAAAGAAAAGGGATTAAGTAATTAATCCCTTTTTTTAGTCGTAAAAAATTGCGAGTTCATTTGTGAGCTCTGGAACATCAATCAAAAGAACAAAAATTTCTCTATTTACATTAGCATCATTATATGTGGCTGGCTTAACTGTAATATCTCTTTTTCTGGAGCCAGTAACATATTTATTAATTTGATAACCTGCATCTTTGGTTAAAGCAAAAGGATCTACACTAAACTCAAATAAATATTTTTCAACATCCATTCCAAATTCAGGTTCTCCAAGAACCTCTCCTCTTTTTGTAAACAGAGTCATCTTTATTTGTTGAAGAGTTGCCTCTAATTCATTATATACCTCAAGCTGATCATTTCTGAATGCCGGATCGGACTCAGCTCGTAAATAAAAATCTCTAAGATTTGACATAGTTTATATTTTTATTATTTATACGATTCTAAATTCAAAATCGAATCCAGCTAAGATGCAAGCATCTCGTTTTGCTAAATTTACCTCAATCGCTTTATTAT